CTAATGGGTTAAAAACATCGTAGCCCAAGCCCTGATAAACGGCATTATAAAAGCATTTTTTGTCGCCTCTTCTGTCGTTATACTAGCTGCTAATTTTTCTATATTATTAGCTATCTCTTTTATTTTTACCTTGACCTCATCCATAAAACACCTCCTGTTTTTGCTGTTTTAATAAGTAGTTTGCTTGTTATTTTAACGATTAAAGGTAAAGTTAGGGTCAAAAAATTAAAGAGTTGCGGGCACTATTCTGGCGGGTAGAGAGGGATTTGAAAAATCAACTCTTACCACCTAATAGACGATATTTTAAAAATATTAGTCAGCCAAAAGGACAGCTAAAAAGATATTTTTTACACTTTTTCGGCTCTATTAATCCAGCCTCTTTCATATCTAGCCAAAGTCGGATTAGCTGAAATAATAGCCCTATAATATGCTATTTCTGCTCGGTCGTAGTCTTTATCAAAACTCACATCATTATACGCATTTATCGCGGCTAGGGTATTAGCACCTAAAATGCCGTCCATTGTAACGCCTACAACCTTTTGAGCCGCTTTAATGGCGTTTCTGCACCCAGCATTTACGCCAAATATAAACATTTCCGCCTGCTTTTGGTAGCTGTTTATCTCGTCAAGTCTCATAGCGTCCCAGTAGTTAGCCTTGTAAAATTTACCTACAAGCTCAACTAGGTTATCATCGTTATATAGGGCGACGCTAGCCTTTTCTAGATCGCCGTATGCGTTGATAGCTTCTCTAACTTGCCCCCAGCCTTGCCAGTTTGGGTGTGCGGCTTCATAAATACCCATAAAAGTTAAGCCTTTTTCGTTTGGGTTTTTGTGTAGGGCGTTTTTAGGGCTGTTAAATTCTAAGCTCATTAATGTATAAAATGCGTTAGTAAAGTTTTTCATTTTTTTTATCCTTTAAAAATTTAAATCTCTTGGTGGTCTTGGTGTATAGTCATCATTACTATCACCGAGGCTATCTATCTTTTTATCTATCGCTTTATCGATCACGGTGCTAACCCAAGCTGTGCCTCTCCAGGCAAAAAAGCCACCAACTGCAAGACTAAAGTTTGCTTTTTCAGTAAAGAAAAATGTCGCCTCGTAAGCTACCCAGCATATAAAGGTTGAGCTAATAGTGCCAATAAAAAAATTTATGATAGCCTTGCCGTCGCTTGCTATCTTGGCGTTGCCCCCTGCAATGCTTAGCACGCCACCCACAAAGCCAACTATTATCACCCAAAAATAAAAGCCTAGCCTATCCATAAGATCATCCATTACCCAGTCCCTTTTTTTAAAATTTATAGGTAAAAACATACATTATTAGGACGGATAATATTATCTCTACTATGACCATCTTATTTAGCCAAAATTTCTTAGTCTTTTTTATTATTCGTTCCATTTACACACCCTTATATTATTTTTGTCCATCCCTTTTTCTTTCGTATTCTTTTATAGCCTCTAAGTTTTTTACGCACTTCTCATAACCGCTATAAACATCTATTAAAAGCACACCAGCATCGTTTTGATTTGTTACATTTCTATCTGCGATGATAGGAGCTTCAAGTAAGTGATTAGGTATCTTGTCATACTTATTTAGAGCTTCCTGCTTGCTTTCGCAACCCATCAAGCACGTAATTAATACTGATGTTAAGAGCATTAGACATATCCTTTTTGTCCTCATTTTGCACCCTTTCTTTGACTTTATTAGACTTTATCTCTATTATCTGTTTTTGCCTGCTGACCTTTTCAATAGTATCAAGCTTTAGAGATATGAGCCTATCTTGTTCGTTTATCTCATCTTTTAGCCTAAGGTTCATCTTATCGCTAGCACCCAATCTCTCCTTTGTGACACTTAGCTCATTGTCTAAGCTTTGATACCTATATCCAAGAAATAGGGTAGTTAGTAGCAAGAAGCCACTAAGATATAAACTAGGGCTTAGCATTATTACGCCCTCGCACCATCTTAAACGGATTTATGCACCAAACACTTTTAAGCACCTTCTTATCATCTGCTTCAAGATATGTGTTTTTGTTATCTTCATTCATCCCACATATATCCATAAGCTTCCAGCCCAAATATATCCTGCAATAAAACTTAGATTTGCCATATCTTATCTCCCTGTAATAACCAAAGCGCTCGCGCCCGTCTTTCATTTTGCAAGTCACTAGACACTGGGTGCTTTTTGCTCCTTTATTCTCTGTAGCTAGAGTATCGCCTATACTTTTAACACTGCTTGCATCTATATCTTCAACCCTGACGCCAAGATACTTCGTACTAAAGTTTCCTATTCTGTTGCGATAGAGCCAACAAAGCCTAGCCCAATAAGTTTTATTTTTGCCGTTTGGGAAATGCTCGTTTTTCCAGCCATCATCGCCGTTTATCCCATAGTCGTTCTCATCAAACCACGCCGCCCATTTAGGCAAATTCTCGCTTTTCTCATCGCAAGCTAGCAGAGCGATAGGCACTACGATAAAATGCAGTATTTCGATAGGTAACTCAATAGCTACATTTTTAAGAATTTGTAGTTTTTGCTTTTGGTTTAGCTTCATCTTTTGCCTCGCTTTGATATTTTGGGCACTTAGGGCACTCGCTCCAAGTGCAGCTACCGTCTTTATCTAGCTTGCTCGCACACACTTCACATCTTTTTACCCTTACTCTCATTTCAGCCCCTCTCTTTGCACTATTAGCTCTTTTAACTCCGTCCTTAAGCTCTCCAATACGGCAGTGTTGCCGATAATAAGAGCATGCTTTATATCATCCTCACATTCTTTTATATCCGCTTCAAGCTGTGCTAAAGCCTTGGCTTTTTCATCTATCTTTGGCTCTTTGCTTAGCCCTTTTTCTTGTCCTAGCTCGGTTATTGTTATGGCGTTGTTATCATTGTCATAGTAGGTTTCGCCTCGCTCGTCTTTGATTTGCTCCCACTTGCCATTAGTAAAAACATTTGCGTAACCAGCTTTTGGCTCAGTTGGTGCGATCTGCGTTGCGTTTGGTGGCATTAGGTAGATCGTTTCGCCCTTATTACTTTCTAGTGGATCTATTTGTGCTTCTGCCTCGTATAGATATTCATTATTTTTGGTGTCATAGATATAAATTTTCATAAGTTACTCCTAGTATTTTATCAACACGACTACCGCCATATTGTAGGGGCGGTTTTCGTCGGCTTTTTTTGTTGATGAAAAAATATCTGCGTTGTCTTTGCCAGCTACACTTTTATAGTCCAAATCTGATCCAGTGTTTGAATAAGTAAAAGCCACCCCTCTAAAATCTGAAGTAGTATTCGTGCCATAAATGTATCTAGTGCCAACATTGTCAGTTGTTATGCTTCTTATTTGTAATTTTTTTGTATTTATCGCGTCTTGTTGAGCTGTACCAAGCGGTGCAGCACTACCACCGGTGCTACGCATGAATTTTCCATCCGCGAAGTTTGGTAGTAAAAATTTATCGTTGATTCGTCCGTATGTGTAGCCGATCACTTCAAAAAGCGCGGAGTATGTGTTTTTATCAAGCGCTGAGCCGTCACAACGTAAAAATCCATCTGGAGTATTTGTGTTTGAGCTATACAAAAGATAGCTTCCAACTGGTATGCCATCCTTTAATTCTGATTTTTTTACAAATATATCGTTACACCATTTTTGTGTTGCCACAATATCCCAAGTTGTCGCCTCGTTGGCTGGGTTTTTGTTTGTGTTTTGGCTTTTTGCGATATAGATAATCCCATTTAGGCTCACAACGGCTCCGATCGGATATTCCATATCTTTATCCCACTCGCCAACGCCTCGCTGTAATTGATAGGCTAGCGACTTATCCACACGATTAAAAGCGGCGTTAAAATACTCCATGGGTGGGATAAAGCCTAAATTTTCGGTTACGCCCCAACCCCTTTTAATGTTTGGGAACTCTACTATTTCGCCGTCTTTTGCATCACTGGCGAAAATCTCATTTTTCGGTTTTTCGTAAATCATTACTGCTCCTTATATATTCTTGCAAACTTGCCAACGCCAAAGGCTAGGTTGGCTTTATTTTGCTTGAAGCCAAAGCATTTTTTGTCAGCGATTAGTATCACGTTTAGTCCTACACCTATTGGGCGAGCTAAAATATCGTTTTTAAAAATTAGGTTTATTAAAAATTGTGTTGTCTTAGCATTTTTTAAGACTAAATTTAGGGTCATATCGTAATTGTCAAATATAAAGTTGCCAGCCCCCAATAAAAACTCTAGCGACTTGTAGCTATTCTCCAGCGTGCCAGTTTGGTAGTTCTTGATAATTTTTGCTTTTATTAAAAATCTATAATCACTATCGTTGAGATAAAAACTACCCTTTAAAGAATTGCCTAAGCGATAAAATTCGCCCTTATTAAAACCTTGTTTTTTCTCGGTTTGGGTAAAGGCGAAAAAATCTTTTAATATTAGATTTTGTTGCTCTCTACTTACACCTACGTGGCGACCGACTAAATCTAAAGCGTAACCACTTGCTGTATCAATATTTAAAATTTCGGCTACTTTTATGGCATCGTCAAAGGCTTTATACACTTCATCGTTTAAAAGCTTTGCGGTCGCTCTAGCTCTTGGTTTTTTACGATATTGCCAAATTAACTCAACCATTACACTACCGCCAAATCAATATCGTTTTTATTGATCACACATATCTCACGCACGGCTACTGGCAAACTTTGCCCTCCGTTTATTGTGAATTGCGTAACCTCAAACCCCTTAACGTCGTTTATTATGCTATACAAGCGGCTAATATAAACGTCCTCGCCTATGTTAAAAACGTGGTTAGATAGTAGCTCTTTGATTTTATCGGTATTTATATCCGTTGCGCCCTCGGTGCGTTTTATACGCAAAAATATTCTAGGGTTTATCTGTGTTGGGCGATCAAATTTAACCTCACGCTTAGCACCCAAAAACTCAATTTCTAGCTTTGTTTGCCCTTGCACGCCACAACCGCCTATTTTTTTTCTTAATATCGCCTCGCTTATTGCCGTATCGTCACCACCTAAAACAATAGCATTTAGACTATGTGGTTCTACTCCGTTTGCGTCTGTTTGGTTAGTGTAGTTTTCTAAAACCTTGCATTGTTTTACACCTTTTAGGTTGAGTAGGTAGCTTTCTAGCCCTTGGCGCTCGTCGTTGTTGTTAATACTATGGCTTTGCATAAATCTAAGCAATAAATCGCCGTCGCTTTCCTCGTCCGTCCCTAATGTTGAGTTTTGAGTAGCCACTATTCTATCAACGCCTAGGATTATCTCTTGCATTTCTAGCTCGTCTTGCTCGTTTAGGATAAATGCTCCTGTTTCTTGGCTGGTTATACTAACGGCTTTTGACCCCTCTGCACCTAGTGTTATTTCATAATCAGTTACCCACAAATTGCTATTTTTGTCTTTTAAAATTGTGCCTTTTTTGATAATAGTTCCACTAGCCCCGTGTATCGTTACGCCATTAGCCCTGCTATAATCCGCCATTTTTCTTAAAAGCCCTACATAAGCTACGCGCTGGTCTAGCCACTCGCCAGTCGCCAAATAAGGGTCTAACATTTGAGTGATAAAAGTAAGCACTTGATTAACTTCGCTCAATGCCTCGCTAAAAAGCCCGATCATTTGTCCGTCTGGCGTTGATGAGCCTAGCTCTAAATTTTCGCCGTAAATCGCCTTAAAGCCATTTTCTAAACGCTCTTTTATGGTCTCTAATTCATCGATTATTATTCTATTTTCACTCACTCGCATTTATGTATAACCTTTGGCTTTCGTCGTAAATATCCCTATATTGCACCTCAATAGTTGCCTTGCGTTCGTTTAGATTTATGTTTAATATTTCTAAACTACTAACGCCCTCAACGCTTAAGATTTGCCTTTTTATCTCGTCCCTCATCTTGTCAATATTAGGATTTTTTGATAAGTAGTTAAACCACCTAACGCCGTTTTCAAAGTCTAAAAACCAGTCATTGTAAAGGCTTAAAATTTGCGTTTTTACGTTTTGGGCTATTGCGGCACTATCCGCTTTATGCCCTAGTAGCCAGTCGCCCTCGCTATCTATCGCCCTTACTTTCACTTATTCCCCTTAGTTTGGTTGTGTGGTTGTGCCACCACTATCGCCGCCATGTGTATGGTGTTTTAAACTTACCCCACTACCTATCATATCTTTGGCGGTAATTGTGCCACTACTTATGCTATTGCCCTCGACTTGTGAAAAATTACCAACTAGGTTTTTATTTCCTACTTGCTTGTAGTCGCCCGTCTGTTCTATATTGCCCTTGATTATGATTTTCCCCTCGGTTAGTTTTAGGTAAGTGCTTTTGCTTAGTGTTCGCATGCAAACGCCGTCTAAATCCACATCTTTAACCGCTAAGGGGCGAGGGCTAAAGCCAGTAAAAAAGAAGCCGTCAGAGTAGTCATGTAGCCTAAAATCTAACGGCTCGCCCTTGCTAGCACTAGCAAACCAGCCATCAATGCAACGCTCAGCAAATACACAAAGCCCATGATCGCCCTTTTTTATCGGCGTTGTAATTACAAAATCGCCACCCCTAAAAAATTGCACTGGCACATCATCTATCGGCGGTAATGGTACGCTTACGCCATCACGTTTTAGCTCGTTTATCATTAGCTCGACTTGCACCGTATTGTCGCCTGCATTAAATTTAAGCACCTTAGCAGGTAGTGCCGTATGCACCCCTGCCTCAAAGCTTAGTAGTCCGCTATCAAAAATTTGCGTTAAATTTGGATCGTTCATTTTTTCTCTACTTTGTGAAATTTTCCATTTATTGCGATTAATTCCGTTTGCCACGTATCGTTTAGAAAATCGCCACTATGCGTTAGTTGGGTTATTTTGTAATCGCCATCATATTCGCTTAAAATTGACTGTATGCGTACTAGCGAGCCGATATTTAATTTTGGGTTTAATAAGCACGTAACCCTTAGTCCGTCATCAGTCTTTTCAGGACTATTGATTAAGCCAGTTTTTTCACTTAAAACAAAGCCCTCACTATCGTTGATTACTTTGTTCTTTGGTAAAATATTTAAATTGCCGTCTAATATATGCCAGTTAGCGTCGTTATTTTTGGCTACGTGTTTTAAATAGTCTTTTATGTCACCACTTAATACTTTGCACCTTGGCAAGGCTTTATCTCTTGGCAAATCTACAACGCCTTGCTTTGAGCTTGACATCGCCTTAACGCACATATTGACTACATCACTATCTTTAACACCAGCTTTTAGCGTCGTATATACTCTAGATTTTGAATAATCATTTTGCCCGTCACCACACTCAATATGTGTTATAAAATCTAAATCATTGCGGCTGGTATAAGCCTGCGTTATTTGTCCTGCAAAAATTAATCTTGGCTCGTCGTAGCCTGCAAATAATTTCACTTGGTTAAAAATCTTGTTCGCTATTTGGTTGCGGTTGTTGGCGTTTAGGTTGTAAATTTCTATTTTGCTAGTGTTTGGCTCTTCGCTTATCGTCTTTTCGATGCTAAAACTAATTGCGAGATTGTCTATTACTATGCTTTGTGTGTGGTTGCCTATTTCTAAGCGGTAGCGTCTGCCGTATTGCCTCACGTCCTATCCTTTGCTAGCTCGCTCATAGCCGCATTAAACTCTTTTTTGCTTACGGCGTAAAGCTTCAACCGCTCGCCCAGCTCGCTATAATCTACGCAATTAACGCCGCTTTTTGTGGTATCAACTAGCATTAAAACAAAAGGTAGGTTTTTATTAATAAGACTAGGAGCATTAACCGCTAAGCCCTTATTAAAAGCCAAAATTTTATTTGTGTTTAGATCGGTTAAATCAAATTGCCAAACTGCGCCAACCTCGTTATATTTGAGCGTTAGCTCTAACTCCATATCAAATATGTTAAAATTTTGCGTTTGTTTTAACTCTTTTGTTGTCATTATTTCGTAAATCAAAATATATCCTTTAAAAGGCTTGTTTTCTTTTGTTTTGGCTCGGTCTTGCCTAAATTTACGGCACTTTTGCTACCATTTAGCCCTGTGTTTAGCCCCTTAGCTGTTTTCGTTTCTACTATAAAAACCTCCTCGAGCGTGAGCGTAACGTCAGCGTAAAGGTCGCTTTCAGTGGTTACTTCTATGCTCGTAATTAGCATATTCCTATATGTTTTTAGCCCAGTTGTCACTATCAAAAACTCGCCGCTCTTTTGCACTTCTAAAAGCTTTTCGTATAGGCTTTGTAGTCTATTTTTAGCAGTGCTATTATCCTTATTTTCTTTTCCGTCGGTTAAAAATGGTGCTATTTCGCGTATTTTCTTATCAACGCCAAAAATCCTAGCGTATCGCATTACCTCGTTTTTTATGTGTTTTACATTGTTGTAGAGTTTGTAGGCTTTTTGTGTAAAACGATGAGCGGTTTTTATATATGGCAAGTTAAAACGGACTACTTGCATAATCTCATCAAATTGTGTAAAGCTAGGTGGCTCATAAGCAACTATTTTGCCCTTGATTGTTATTTGTTTTGGTTCTAGCACGGCGTGGTCTGCTACATTTGCCCCACTTTCTATCGGATTTTTAGTAGTGCGTAGTGTGCTTTTATTGTTTTCTTGCTCGGTTGCGTCTAATCTAAAAGTGCCTATCTTACGGCTTGTTACTTCGATCATTAATAGCCCCCTCTTAAATTAGCTTGGGTAAATGCTAGGTCACTTTTTTGCCTATTATTTATTATTTGGTTCGCTATTTGTGGATTATTTGTATTTACATTAATAGTTGTTGTAGCTGTTCCGCCGTTATACTGTACCGATCTATTGTTGTCTGCGTATTGCGTCGCTATCGCTGCTTTTGGCGTATCGTTACCAAAGCCTAAAAAGCTTTTTGTACTTTCCCACATATCGCTAGCGGTTTGCCCTATATCAAAATTTTTAACCGTATCAACGATCGGAGCTATATATTTGTCGTATTGATCTTTTATCCACTTAAACGCAAGCTCAAAAGGTTTCATAATTACTTTGCCTAAATTCTCGAATCCGGCGCTAATATACGCCCAAACGACAGCAAAAAGGTTCTTAACCGCTTCAATAAAGATTTTAAAGGCGATTTTTATGTTTTCTATCCAAGCATTAAACGCCGTTTTTATCCCACTCCAAAGCTCGCCCCAGCCTTGCTCTATTAAATCAAAATCGGCAGTAAAAATACCTATGAAAATTTTAAAAATACCTAGTATTGCGTTAAATATTCCGCTAAAAATAGCCATAATATTATTAAGCACTTGTTCTATCGTTGGCTTAACCGATTTAAACCATATAATGGCTTTTTTACCCCACTCGATAAACGGCTTCCAATAGTCGCCAAATAAACTTTCGCCGCCGTCTAAATAAGTCATTAGGTCATCAATTAGTAAAATAAGACCGCCTATTAGCAAAATTACCCAGCCGATAGGGTTGGTCAAAAACGCCGCTAGCATTGCACGTTTAACGACTGCTAAAACGCCGACAAGAATTAATAGCGCCGCTTTCCAGCCTATCGTGCTACTTATTACTTTATTTAAAAATCTAAACGTATTTGTAAAAACTTGCCCTAGCTTCAAAATCCACTTAAAGACATTGGTTAGTCCCTCGACCACCAACGCCTTATTTGCTTTTAGAAAGTTGTTAAAGCCTTTTAGGCTTTGATTGACGACTGGGATTAATTTTAATGCTACTTGCGTAGTAATAGACTGCATTGCCGTCTTACTTTCTTGCAAGTGGTCTTGGTATTCTTTCGCCTGATCTATTTCGGCTTGGGTTATATCAAACAATTTATTTTTTTGCTTAGCTAACTCTTGGATATTTTGCAAAGGCACGGTCAAGTAATTTGCTATTAGTCCACTAGCCGCTGTCGCTGCTGCACCTATTAGCAAAAACTTGTTTCTTAGCCCATCAAACTCTTGTTTTAAACCAATAGCTGGCTTTTTCTCGGTTAGTTTTTTAGTCTCTTTCGCTGCTTCTTTTGCTTTTTCGCCGACCTTTTCCTCTGCTTCTGCTACTTCATGAAAACTAGTAGTGAGCTCCTCAGCTTGCCCTTTCGCTTCCTCGCACCACTCTACGCCTTTATTTTTGGCTTGCTCTAATTTTGCTATTAGCTCAGCATTTCTTTCCATACCAGCTTTTACGGCGTCGCTTATGGGCTGGGCTGTTTGTTTAGCTATGCTAGAGATATTTTTTAGCCCTTGCTCTATCTGCTTTATCTTACCACTATCAACATCAAATCCGATTTTGTAAAGAAATTCATCTAATAGCACTATATATCCTTTTAGGGGCATATTAGAATAAATTTTAATAACGGCTTCGGCTTGTGTTTTTGTTAGATAAAGTTATGATATACATAATTATTAAGCATAAAATAAGGTATATTATTATATAATTATCTTATCAAAAGGGATAAAAAGCCTTTTTGATGAGTTCAATCCAAGGAGAAAACGTGAAAGCGTTTTTTAAAAAGGTTTGGGTGGTGAGAGACGCGCTCGCAGCTTTTCTATCTATATTCCAAGTTTAAGAGGAGTGTTTTAACCCCCCCCCCCTTGGGTTGATTATAAAATACTAGACTTTACAAGGAGCTTAAAAATGGATATTGTCTTTAAAGTGGCTCAGTTAGTAGTTTGTATCGCTCTAATCTATGAGATGTGGCGTAACCACAAGCTAACAAAACGCATAAAAGAGTTAGAAAATGCAAAAAAATAAAACGCCTAAGCGTAAAGATTTTGTAGAGATTTTTGGTATTCCCTACGCCACATTAAACGATTGGGCTAAATCAGGGGAGGATAACTGGCGCTTTAAGTTGCTTGATTTTTTGAGTAATTTGACTTTTGATGAAATAGAAATAATAAAAAATAGAAGTAAAAAAATAGAGGAGTGAGCCTTATTGTTTTTCTAAGGCTTGGCGCTCCTCGTTTAGTAGCTCAATAATAACCTCGTGCATTGCTATTGCGTCCTCTAGGTCGTAAATAGTGCGTAGGTCGTTTAGTGTGGCATAACCTTTTATTATCGGTAGCCACACCAAATAATCTATATCAAACTCGCTTTTTACGCCTTGTTTAGGTAGGCTGTTATACCCGTTAAGGATTTTGCCCCAGCGGGTAAGAAGTCTAAAAAATGGTATTTTAACCCCTCTAAAATAAGCTGTGCATAATCGCCTCTATTGACATTAAAATGCGTTTCTGCTTGGCTAACATTTCTTAATAATATTTCGCCGCCCTCTGCATTTATCACACTAGCGTATTTTAAAATAAAATTCTCTACCCCACTAAACGCCGCACTGCCTATATTAGCTATTATTTGCCCTACGTCTATATTTACGTCCTCGCCTTGCATTTTGATAGCGTCTTTGGCTAGCCCTAAAAGGCTTTGCAACTGCGTTTTGGTTTCAAAAAAATTAGCACTTCTTAAAACGTATTTATTTTCATTTATCATTAGCTCGTATGTTTGCATTAGTTACCAGCTCCATTTTCTAGGCGTTTGCTTATTCTTTCAAAGGCGATTTTAAACTCGGTTGGGTTGTGTGCGTCACCTCTTTTTAGTCCGCCATCATTTACGAAAAAGCCATTTAGCCCGCTTAACTCATCGCCGTTTAGCGTGTCCTTAAACTCCATTGTCATAGGGCTAAAGCTTTTAAACTCTGTTCTTTGCTGGTTGTAAAGGTCTTGTAAAAATTTACAATCCTCGCTATGTTGTAGAAGTTTTAGGGTTAGCGTGCCACTTTGGTTGCAACTGCCCGTAAATACACCTCTACCACTAGCGCCTATTGTGTAAGCTCCAGCGTCGGCTGCGTTTTCTATGCTTATTACGTCGCTTCCGTCTGCATAAGCGGTGATCTCGTAGCCGTTTAGTAATAAAACGATCGTATCGTGTTGGTATCTTGCCATTTTAGCCCCTTATCTGTTGTAATTTATCAAAATATCTACGCTATGTATTGCGCCCGCTAGCTTAATAGCCACATTGATAGGCACTGACTTTCTATCTTCCCTATCTGCTTGTAGTTGCTCGGTATAGCTAGGGCTATAAACGTAGTAGCCTAAATCCAAATAATCACCACTTTCTAGTGTGCCAACTGGGTCACCACGCCATTGTCCTGGAGCAATAAAGCCATTTTTAACAAATTGCTCGCAAACTTGCTTAACCGCTGCTATTAGTCTTACTTGTCCCTTATCGGTTTGCGGTACTTTCTTAGCGCCTTTTAGCACATTAAATACGGCTATTTGTGTGCGGTTGTTAAAAGCGTCAAGTCCTACAACTTCATCAATAAATTTACCGCCTAAAGCCACCCCCTCGGCTATCATACTTACGCCGTCATAATCGGTATAATAATTTACGCCTAGTTTGTCGCATTTTTCGGCTAAATTTAGCGTGATTGTTTCATCGGTGCCTGCGGTTTTTAGGTTTTTAAATTTCATTGTTTGAGCCGTGTTACTGCCCTCCCAATTTGTGCTTAATGCTTTTGCTAATAATTCAGCGCCTGCGTGTTCGTCGCCCGTGTTGTTATATGTAGCAAAAAAGCGACCGCTGTCTTTATCGGCTATCTTTTTAATTAAGTTTGTTTTTTCGCTTTCAAGTTGCGCCTTGCGTGTGATCGTATAGCCTGCTACGCTAGGGTTTTGTGCCGATGTGATCCACTCGTTTAATTCTGCTACTTCCTCGTCTGCCAAAATAGCTGACGAATACACGCCATAAAAACCTTGTGTTGCGTTGAATAATTTATCTAGCGCCTCGCTTAGGCTCTCTTTTTTCTGCGTTACGCTGTCTTTGCCTACATAAATATCGCTCTTGCCACTTACCAAATTTAAAAGCACGCCTACAAAGTCGCCGCTATCTGCTTTTTCAAAAAAGCCCAGCCTTGTGTTGTCATTTTTGCCAGCCGTTGCCGCTCTAATTATAAAGCGGTTGCCCTCTGCGTCATATACTGCCTTTATCCCGTCTTTGCTAATTGCCGCTGTTAGTTTTGTTGCCACCGCCTCAAAATCAACGCACGAGCTAAAATCCAAATTTGTATAAACTTTATCCGCGCCGCCTACGTTTAGCTTGAAGCTTCCGCTTGTAATAGCCTTTAATTTATTAATGCCTACGTTTAGCGCCGAGCCTCTTAGTTCGTTTGCTGTTGCTTGTGTTGTTTTATTCTCTTTTACCCACTTAGCAACAATAGCCTTTTTAACGCCACTTACGCTAAAAATAGCTTTTGCCGCTTTTGTGGCTCTTGCGTCGCTGCCAAAGTTTAATGCGGCGTCATTTGCACTAGCTATGCTTACAAATCTTGTATTTACATCATCGAAAGCCTCGCACCAATCATCGCTTAAAATAGCTATTACGCTAAAATCTCTATTCTTTGCGATCTGCCCTTGTTCGTTTAGCTGGATATTTACTATCCTTTTTATCGTTAAACTCATCTATTTACCTTTATGCCAAAATCTGCCGTTTTAATCTCGGCTTTTTTAATCTCGTTTTGAGACACTTCCACTCTATTGATATAACTTAGCGTTAAATCTATACTTGCCCGCTCCTCTACGCCACCACCTACTATTTGGCTTAAGTTCCTAATAGGGCTAATCGTTACCAGCCCTAACCCTAAAATTTTAAGCTCTTTTAAACACTCACTAGAGTAAAAAAGGGTGTTTAGTTTTTCGATGATGAAGTTTGCGTTTTTGCCAAAAGCATTTACGCTAACCACGGCTTCACGCGTTGAAGTGATAACCTCTTTTTCGCCTTCGATAAATTTATACTCTCGCCCTTTTTGTGTGCTAGTTAATAAATGCAATGTTAAATATGCCGTCTTATCATTTAGAGCCTTGGAGTAGCTATCGCGCACCAAAATTTCATTTACGCTCAAAGCCTTGGCTATCAAAACTTTCAAGCCCGTCAAATCTAACGCCTGCAAAGTTTTTATATCCATATTCGCTCCAATCTTGCATATTGATAATGCGGTAATTTATGCCCTTGTAAGTGATTACATCTTGCAAGTTTAGGTTAAATTTTGTATCTATCCTAATCGCTTCTTTGTATCTTTCCCCCTCGGGTAGCCTTTGCATTTCGTCATTGCTTAAAAACTGCACCACCGCCTTAAACTCGTCATCGCCCCTTTTTATAACTTGGCAAAAATCGCTATCGTCCATAAGTTCACTAACGTTTATCATTTTCGCACCTCGTAAGTGATAGAATTTAGCAACTGCCCTGTATCAATTAGGGGCTTTGAGCTTTTTTTATGTTTAATCGTGGCTGGCTTTAAAGCTGGGCTTATGCCGTTAGTTACTGCCTCTTTGCTTATACCTTTAGCTTCCTCGCCTACATATCCTAGCGCCGCTTCTAGCGATATTTCGCCTGCGATAAATTTCCCTATTGCGTTTTTTGCCAAATTAGCTACCGCTTCAGCATTATTTATCAAAGGCTTACGCAAAAATGAGCGCTCTGGGATATTGTGTGCTGGACTGCCAAACTCGTGTATCATAGCTAGGTCTGCGTTGGTTAGCTCGTCGCTTCTAGCGTTGCTTTTGGCGGTTACACCTACCACCACGCTAAGCCCTTTTAATTCGGTTATTTTGCCCTCTAGTTTTTCAATCATCTAACTAGCCCAAAATGTGGAGTAACTAGCTTTTTAAGCTCTAGGTAGCGTTGTCCGTATTTGGTTAAATAATAGCTTCCGCTTTCGCTCTCAAAGCCAGTTTTCCCACTTGTATAGCTTACGCTTAGGCTGCCTACGGCTTTACTGCCTATCTCTCGCAAAGGTTGGGGGCTATTCGTCGCTTCCGTGCTTAATGCCCCCTGCATTGCCAAAATGTGAGCCACTAAGTGTAAAACGCCGACCTCGTAAAAACGCCCCCAAATTTTCTCGGCAACTTGTAGCTTCGCCTCGTCTAAGCTTAGCCCTATACGTGTTTCATCTACCGCTTTAAACTCTGGGAATTTATTTAAAAAATCGGCTGTTGTCATTGTTAAGCCTTGTAATTTACGTAAGCCACTTTGTCAAGCTGGCGGATTAATGTGCCAGTAAATTTAGCCTTAACGGCGATTTCCCAGCTTAGCACGCTTCTTTGAAATGGCTGCATTGCTGTTGGCGATAAAGCCCAATCAGTGCTTAGTACATCCTCGCTCTTTGTATATACAACGGCTCTATTTTTGCCCTTGCCACCGCCTAAACCTTGTGCGAAGCCTAGAGGTATGCCAACGATATTAACATCAACACCTGTGCTTTGTGATAGTGCCTCTTTAATAGCGGTTAGTGCATTTACGCCACCATTTACCGCGCCAATAGAGTTGTCATATTTGCTAGCTAGTGCCATAAGGTCTTTGCTATCGATCGCTATCGTATTAGGGATTAATAGACCGCCGTTTTGCTCATAGCCAAACTCAATTAGCGACAAGAAAAACGCTCTAGCCTCTGCGCCAGTCATCGCACTAATAGCCGCACCAGCCGTTAGGTCTTTTGCTTTTACGCTAGTGTTATTTAGCAAGCCTTGCACCGCTGGCAATTTAGTATGACCGACAAGTGCTGTTTTTTGCATTGTAAGAAGTGCTACACGCTCAAGGTTGCTAAGCTTTGCTGTATCTAGCTCAATATCTAGCCTTTTAGCTCTAGCTACTGCTTCACTAGTATAAACCGCTGATTTAGCCCAGCTTAGGTATAGACCTTTTTTAGCTGTAATATTTAAATCCTCGGTTTCTAGCGATGTTGTGTTTTCGTCAATTAAGCCGTTTTCTAAATCTTGAGTTCCCTCAATCTCGCCATAATCTAGTGCGTCTATGCTCTCGTCGCCCTTTTGTGTAATAGGCACAAAATTAGCTAGTTGCACTTCTGGATATTCACGCTCTTTAAAGCCCTCGTTAAAACTAGCCGCTGCCGACGCAAGCTGGCTTAAAATTTCCTCGTCTCTTAGTTTCATATTATTCCTTTCTCATTAGTTTTACAAGATTACCGCTTACTTCGGTAACGTAAAATTTGTCTTTAGCTGCTGTTGTTGCTAGAGTTGCCGCTTTAGCAACTTTACCAGCGTCTGCGCCTGCTGTTGCTTCTACTTGGATAGTGTCGCCAACTGCTAATCCGTGAGCCTCTTTGCCTTGTACCCAAACTTCGCTACCATAAGAGATTGATAAAACACTCATAACCTCGCCCGGTTTGTTTTCGCTTTTAGTCCCCATTTTAAGGCTAACGCCCATAATCTGATCGGTTGCTTTGCTTATTTTTGCTACGCCGCCATCCTTGCTAGTTACAAATACACCAAAAGGAATAACCTCGGTATCGTTATTTACATAAGCTAGTGCTACTACGGCACTTTCGCCTGCTCTAGCTACTTGTCCCGCAAAAGCTCTTTTGTCTAAATAGCCCATTATTTACCTCCAAATTTTTTGTTTAAATCGATTTTATTAGGCTTAGCGTCGTAAAATTTATCTAGCACGCTACCGCTGTTGTCTTTATTTTTAGCACTTACACGCATACCCATATAAATAGCTTTAATCTCGCTGTCGCTTAGTTTCTTAAGCTCATCGGCAGTAAATGCTTTACTATCTAGAATAACCGCTTCATAAACGCCCCTAGCATTCTTAGCGTCGCTTAGTTTTACGTGGCTAAAATTAGCTTTAGCGTCTGTTACGGCTTCGGTTGTTGCTGCTTCGCCTTTTAGCTTTTCGATTTCGGCTTTTAACTCGGCGTTTTCTTTTTCCAACGCTTCAACTTTAGCTTTTAGTTCTGCTATTTCTGCGTTTTCGTCCGTGCCGTCATCGTCTTTTACGCTTTTAGCCTTTACATCTGCTAGCTCAGTTTTTGTTTTTTCTAGCTCAGCGGTTGTTTCGTCTAGTTTTGTGCTTACTTCCTCGGCACCACTTAATGCTTGCTCTAAAAGATCAACTAGCTCATTGTTAGCCTCGTTGGCTTCCTCTACTTTCTCTTTGCCGACTTCGTCGTTGTCTTTAAACTTTTTGGCTACTGTCAAAGCGCCTTTTAATTTATCTATGAATTTCATTTTTATCCTTTTACTATCGCCTAATTTACAATCTTTGCCAGCTCGCCCCTCAGCTACTACCGCCAAATGATTGCCCCTTATATTTGTTTGCCAAATTTTCCCATCACGCTCGATTAGTTTGCTGTCATATCCGCAACTTACCTCCTTTATTCCTTGTTCTTTTATTATTTTGATCGCTATTTCATCGTTTATATATGCGTCGCCTACCAAAAAATCGCCCTCACGGCGCACGTTTTGGATATGCCCTATCGCAGTATCTTTCCAGTTCTTAGCTGTTACGTCGTCATCTGGGTGAGTTAGCGTTAGCGGCTTACCCTCAAAGCTTTTAATTGTTTCAGGGCTAAAAACTTCTTTTTCGTCCCTAAAAACTTTGTAAATTTTTCCGCTTGTGCGTCCTATTTCCTCGCCCAAATATTCCATAGGCTGAATACTCGCCATTTTCGCTTTTGTTATTATGTAGCCGTCATCATTTATCTTAAAATCCATTTAAACCCCTATGATTGCTTTTGCAAAACATCGGCATTGTATATCAACGCCAGGCTTGCATTTCGGCTTGTCCGCTTCTCGTTTTATCCACGTTTTACCGCCGTCCTTGCTATATACGCTATCATCATCAAAACGACATAGCACGCCCTGCATATTTGCGTGCGTGTGTCTTACCCTTTCATCTTTAGCCGTTTGCCAAATATAAAGCTTTACGCCTAGATTTTGCATACGTTCTTGGTCTAGCTCTGCGTTAATCTTTGCTGTCTGATCTCTGGCTATTAGCCTAGCCCTACTTTTACTTACACCTGTGCGTTCGTGTATGATTGCGGCTAAATTTTCAGCCCTGCCATTTTTTAAATAGCTCTCCCTTATTGCTTTTTCTACGTCGCTTAGGTAGTCATTTTTAACCGAGGTTATCAAGCTCACATTTTTGGCTACGTATTCGTCTAGTTTGCCTTTTACGGCGGTATCGCCTACTAGCGGGGTTAGGTCTATATCCGTGCCTTTTTGCACGTTTTGGATTAATCGCTCTTTGTTTGTTTCATTTACTGCACCAACCACACCATGGCTTAACCTTTTGGCATAGTCTAATGTGTCAGCTTTTCGTAGTCCGTCTAGTATTTGGGTTGTGTGTTCTATTATTTCGGCGTCGCTAGGATTACCCAGCAAAAACGCTCTAAGCCTTTTTAATAGCGCCGTCTTTAAAGAGGCAATTAGTAATAATAAAGCGTTGCGATATTTAACCTCTGCACGCTTGCTAGGCTGCACTGGCTTAAACTCTTTATTTCGCTTTTTATTAAATAGTTCAGATAATGTCGGTTTCATCGGCTGGCTCGTCTAACTTTTGGGCTAATAGCTCGGCTTCGGTTATATCCTCGGCGCTTATGTTCTTAATCAAGCCCTCGTCTTTTAGCTCTTTTAAAATTATCGCCTCGGTTATTACGCCCTTGTCTAGCAAATTTCCAAGCGCTGTGCTTTTTACGTTTAAAATTTCGGCTTTTTCTTTATCATTTAGACTGTCTATGCTGTAAAAATCGTATTCTAGGGTTTCGCCTAAGATAAACGGATCAATAAAGTCATAAACTGGGCGCAATAGTGTGTTTTGCAGCTTGTGTTTTTTTCCGTCGCCCTCTCGTTCCCCCCCCCCCCCACTACAAACGCCGCCAGCCCCCTCGCCAAATAGTATGCTAATAGGGCGGTTTAATGCTCCAGCTACTACAATACAACTCTTGCTCCAAAGCTCGGCTATACCAGTTAGATTATTTTCCTTTGTTAAATAGTCGTCTTTCATATCCATTGCTATTGCGTTAGTGTAGCTTTTGGCTTCGTTTATTAGTCTTAGCCGTTTTAGTATCTCGCCCTCATTACCAGTCGCTATTTGCTCGTTATACCCATCCATTTTGTATACATCTATTTTGCACTCTTCGATCAAGTCGCTAACGCTTAGCGTGATAGTGTCAAACATTTTTATCACATCAAGGGCGGTGGCTATATCGCTTATGCTTTCACGTTGTTTTACGCCGTAGCTCTTAATGCCCCCTTGCACTATACAAAGGCGGCTAACGTGTGTCTTAACACCCTTTACATCATAAAGGCTAGGTCGGTTAAATTTATGCTCTGCATTTCTTGCCTTAAATTCGCCCTTGCCGAATACGATAAATTGTTTAATTGTTTCATTTGGCATTAATGGGAGTTGATAGGTTTCCTCGCTTGCGTCTGTTACGGCTAATATCGCCGCCTCGCCATAAAGCAAAACGTTAAAAAGTAGGTCTTTAATAACGCCGTCTATCTCTAGTTTATTGCAAGCGTCAAAAAACTCTTTTTTGCGTTCTTCGTCTATATTGTCCCAGTCGATTTCACGCCCCATTTTTAGCATATCGCCTATTGTCTTTTTAATGTAGCGTTTGGCTATCCAGCCGTTATTGTAAGCGTTTAAAAGCTGTGTATTAGTGACTATTAACGGCGTATAATCTCTATTCGCCGTCATTTGCCCCATTTTGGTAACTAGGTTTTCTAAACTATCGGTTATTTTTTGCCCCATTATTCCGCCTTTTATTTTTGATTAATAATAAGGCGTTTTTGGGCGTTAGCTTCGGCTTGTGATGTGTCCCCAAATTGTTGTTTTGCTTTTTATTAGTGGCTCTAGGGCGTAACGTAATGCGTCTATGTAGTGGTTATTTTCGTCTAGTATTTGTGGCAATATATCGCCACTATGTGGATCCGTTTTGTAGCTATATAGTCTAAACTCTCGTGCCGTTTCTACGCAGCGCTCGTGTATTATGATTGCTTCAAAACTACGTATAAACTCTATGCCGTCCTCTATGCTGCCTTTGCCTTTTATTGTTGGAGTTATCATGCTTAGTCCGTGCCTTTTTAAATAGCTTATACTTTCAGGGCGTGCGTTATCGGCTCTTATTACATATTTATGTATATTTTCGATACGCTCTTTTAAAAACTCCGCTGTATAATCAAGCTCTAGCCCTACTGCTCCAGCCTCGTGGCTTATGTAGAGTTTTTTCTCGTGTATATAGCACCTTACCGCCGCTGTCGGATCGTTAGCAAAACCGAAGTCTAAGCCGTGATAAGGGTTGCCTAATCCGTCCGTGTTAAAGCTCTCTATTTTAAATTTGCCTTTGAAAATAAGTGCGTCGCTCTTTGTGTTGTAGCCCCCTAGCCAAATATGCTCGTAAGTGTTAGGGTTAAATTTGCGGTCGTATTCTTGCTCATTAAATAGCTCGGTTGGCAAAAAGGGGTTATCACTAAAATTTGCGTGTATTAAAATATAATCGGTTGCACGGTTGTCCTGCATTTGTTTAAAAAAGCTATCCACTGCGTCCGTTTCGTTTTCAGGGTTCCAGCTAAACCAAAGCTCGGAGTTTTCTTTGCGTATAGTTGGACGTAAAAGCTCTAGACTTCGCTTGCTTAGGTTTTGTGCTTCCTCCACCCACGCAATATCAAAGCCCTCTAGCGATTTTATACTATCGGCGGTATGATCTTGCATGCCTTGAAAAATTATTAAGCCATTGCCACGCTTAGCTCTAATTTCGGTTAGCGTTATCTCAAAATATTCACTTACGCCTAAGCTGCTTATTTTGCTTTCTATTAGAGCTTTTGATGAAAATTTTAACGAGCGTTGAATTTCTCTTATACAAACTATGCGAGCGTCTGGGTTGATTAGCATTGTTTCGATTATGCACTCGGCGAAAAAATGGCTTTTACCACTACCACGTCCGCCCTTAGCCCCTTTGTATCTTTTGCTTTCTAATAGCGGCTCAAATATAGGGGCGGTGTTTAAATCTATTATCATTTATCAAGCTTTACTATCGTTCGCCTAATTTCGGTTACTTCGTTCTGCTGTGCGTTGGTGTTGTTTATGCTAATGTTGCCAGTGCGTGAATTTACTCCTAGTGTCAGGCTTGCTTTATCTATGGCTTCTTGCAAAGCCTTATAATCATTCGCATTTAATTCTACCGGTTCAAAATTTTGTACTCCATCGCCCACACCAACTTTTTCAAATTTAGTATTTTTATCTAGTATGTCCATCACTCTATTAAGATTTTTTTGCGTAGCATTAAATATTAATCCGCGGTTATACGCCTCATCTTTGGCAGTGCTCAAAATACTGCTCATTTCTATTTCTGATTTTTGAGTTTGTGCCGACAACAACGTTATTTGAGCTTCAACTAAATGCTCATTTTTTGGCGTTAATCCTTTGAGTAAATTAGCCACAGTGCCATTTGATACGCTATGTTTTTTTGCTAGCTCCCTTTGTGAAAATTTGCCCGTATGAAAGTCAGCCAAAATTTTCTCTTTTATCTCGTCTGTTATTTTTCCCACCATCTACCCCTAAAATAAAGTCAGTTGTTGATATTTTTTCTTTTTATACTTGCGCTTAGGCTTCGTGCTTAAATATTTACTTTGGCACATCTTACGCCTACTTGCTGTCATTCTATGTTTTAATACCCAATCCAAAAATTCTTTAGGCGTATTTAATAGCGTGGTAAGCTCTGCTTGGTATTTTTTTACCTCGCTTACTCTTAGATTATTAATAACGGTTTCGTCCGTATAGGGGCTATTTAACACCTCCCTTATTAAAAACGAAATTTCCGTTAGGTAATAATGATCCTCTCGCTTTTCCCAGTCTGGGTAAAATTTATCGAGCACGGCATAAAATACGTCTAAATGTTTTAAATTAGGCAAATCCATTTATCTAATAAATCCTAAACTCGCCCTCTATTACTCCAAGGGCTATTTTTCTCTCTAGCAATTTTCGCTTTATCTTAAAAACGTCCGTTTGCATACCTTTCACGTCCTCAATGATGCGGGTGCCATCTTTAAGGCGATAGGTAAAATCTGCTATATATCTGATCTCGCGTACGGTTCTAAAGCCTTGCCTCGTTGTTTCGTCTGCTATGGTGTAGCTAGGCATTAATACAAAAGGCACTTGACGGTTTAATTCACTTATCTCTCCAGCACGTTGCAAGGTTTCTAGCTCTTGGTTTCTACGCCACTCTTTTGCACTATCAAAGCCTTTAGTCTTTCGGTTGTGGTATTTACTCGCCCAAACGTTGCCAATTCTCATCTGCTACCTCCTCGTATTTTTCTATGCTCTCGTGCTTGTGGGCATGACACCATTGATGACACTCTCTACAAACGGCTATTTGCTTGCTGTCGTCCTTATCTGCTCCAAATCTGCCATAGCGTACGTGGTGGCACTCTATGCTTTGTTGCTCCTCGCATATTTGACAAAGTGGGTATGCTTCAAGTAGCCTTAGTTGGTAGGCTTTATTTTCGCTTCGCGTTAATCTCAAAATAGCCCCCTTGTTTCCTCGCCCTTATGCTTCTCGTTCCACTTTCTCATTATTTCAAGCACCCCGCTTGCGTCTTTTCGGCTTACTTCAAAGCTACCAAGTATCTTTTTGTTTTCGTCCGCTACCTTTGCGATTATGCTAGCTCCACTTTCGGTTATAGTGATATATACGGCTTTCATATTTGCTCCAAGTATCGCTCAAATATCTTTTTGCCTATCTCATAATCAACTTCATTTCTTATAGCCTGGCGTTTATTTGTTATATTAAACTCGCTCAAATCAAGGTCTTTAAAGTCGCCTATTTTAACTTTCTCTATGACCCTGAATTTATCATTGCTTAGAAAAAATAGATCAAAATTAGCCCAAAAATAATGCCTACCTATCTCAGCGGTCGGCTTTATGAGTGGCTCGTAATATGGCACTACATTTTCAACTACAAAAGCCTTTTTACAAAACATCTTAAGATACGATATAAGCTCATAAAGCCTAAAATCAGGCAAAGCTCTCGTTGCCTCATTGCGTGAGTTATTACAAAAATTTAGCCTGCTGTGACTTTGACACGGAGGGCTAGCCCAAATAAAATCAAAATTTAAGTAATTTTTAGCGACATGATCCCAAGCGTCGCCTACTATAACATTGTCGTTTGGATAACGTTTTGCATAAGCTTTAGCTATTTCAGGATCAAACTCAACGGCGGTCACTTCTATGCTTATGCCTTTTTCTTTTGCTACATCGTCCCAAAATTTGCGATTACCACCAAGCCCTGCGAAAAGATTTAAAATTTTCATCTCACGCTCTCTTTGCTATATTTGCCGCAATGGCAGATAGTCCAAGTCTTAGCCTTGCTCTTGCTTCATCGCTCATTTCTATCGGTGCGTCTGGGTCAGCTGGCAAAAGCTGTGTGTTATTCGCCACCTCTATTTTTGCCTGCTCTTTCTCTTTTTCTTTTACTTCTCTTTCGCTTACGTATTTGATCACACCGATGCGCTTCTGGTTTTCAAAGAGCCACGCATAAACTTCTGCTTCGCTATCGCTGCTTAGCTGCACTGGCTTGCCTGCTTGGTTAATTTGATAGTGGTTGATCAAGTTTCCGTATTCATCAACCCCGATAATTACAAAATCTTTATATACTGTTCCATAGCAAAGCCTCCCATTGCAAAAAAAGGTTTTTACAAACTCTACTAGCTGCTCGATATTTTTAAAGCTAAATTTGCCATCTCTGATCGCCTCTAGCGCTTTTTGTTTTCTAAAAGCTGCTACGGCGTTTTTTGTGATTAGCTCGCTTGATTGCTTTGGTTGGATAAAGCTTGTCCTATATGCGAAAAATGGGATAATATCCTCATCTTTTAGTGGTTTTAGTAGCTCTGCTGTGATCAGTGCTTGTGTTTCATTTACGCCAAGCGCTTCTTTGATCGTTTGTATGCGGTTCATTAAAACGGCTCCTTGTTTTGGGTATTTGCCACGTTTTGATTTGCTATGGCGTTCGTTTCTCTTGTGCTTTCGATGTAGTAGCTTACGTCACCACCAAAGCGTCTTACGTCCTCTACGCTTAGGCTTAAGCCGTTTTGTGCTTTGTAGGTTGGCTTTGGTTTAAAAACCCCCTGCCACTCATTACGCATTGCTTCTCGTATGCAAGCATTGACGTCTATGCCCTCACTCGCCCATTTAGCCCACTCGCTAAATTTCATCTCGATACCCTTAGAGCTTAGTTTTTCTCGTCGCTCTTTCTTGTAGGCTAGATATTCTTGCCAAAGGTTTGGATCAATGAAATCAGGTAGTGAAACGCTCTTAGGGGGTAGGGGGTTATTAGTTTGTATTTTTAATAGCTTGTAATTTTCTTGGCTTGTATTATTATTACGCGCGCATACATTATATGGCGGTTCAAAAAATTCTGCATCCCCCGTTAAAAATTTTTTTTTCTCGGTTTTTTTTTTTTTTTT